TGTTCACATCGACGAGGATCTGGAGCGGCCTGAGTGGTATGACGAGATGATCGCCCGGCTGTCGATGCGGGACGGAAAGATACGCTGGAGCGCTCTTCCTCATAGCAAGAACGATGCCCTGATCAACCTCACAGAGCGGGCCGAGGACGAGGCCAAGGAGGAGAACCCCAGCACTCAGGTCATCCGGGCCACGATCTTCGACAACCCCTTCATGCCGGAACAGGTCAAGCAGGAGAACATCAAGCGGTGGCGCAAGAAGGGCGACGACGAGTACCGCAAGCGTGCCCTAGGGGAGATGGTCACAGACAGCATCCTGATGTACCCCACATTTACCAAGGACATACACGGGGCAGTCCGCCATTCAGAGCCTCGCACGCGGGTACAGGAGATAATCACGGAACTCAAGGGTGTTCCGCCACGAGACTGGTGCCGGTACATGGTGGTCGATCCGGGACACGCTGTATGTGCCGTCACCTTTTTCGCAGTCCCCCCGGAGCATATCGGGGATCAGGTAGTGTGCTACGACGAGTTATATCTTCAGCAGTGTACGGCCACCAAGTTTGCCGATGCGGTGGAGCTGAAGACCCGGGATCTGTGTTTTCAGGCATTCATCATTGATGCCCATGGCGGTCGCCTCAGGGAGATTGGAAGTGGCCTTCTGCCCCGGATCCAATACTCAAAAGAACTAGAGAAACGAGGGGTTTTTAGTGTAGAAACAGGGAGTGGATTTATTCCCGGAAAGGACGATGTAGCGGGCAGGGAGATTAATTTGCGGGAGTGGCTGTCCATTCGGGCTGGTGGCAAGACTCGACTGCTGGTGATTACAGAAACGTGCCCGAACCTATGCCGGGAATTTTCTCGATTCAAGAAGAAGATTGTCAACGGATACGTTCAGGATGAAGGGAATCGCCGGTCAAACAGCCACGCCATTGAAACACTGGAATACGCAGTCGCCCATGGGATGAAATATGTACGACCGATGGCTTCGGTGGTCAAGAAAAGCCGGGTGGCACAAATACTCGAACAGCGTAAACTAAGGGAACGGCAGACCCACATGAACCACATGGTAAGAGGCGGAGGGCCAGCCTCGTCTTACATTAACCTTGGCCCAACAGGAGAGTAGTTATGGAGAGCGTCACGGAATTACTTCAAATGGATTTTGATATGCCGGAAGTCGATGAGGGGACACCGGTATCATATTACGCCAATGGAAAGCGGGATACGTCTTTTCCCCGGCTTGGTTTTGTTATCCGTATTTCCCGGTCTGGGAGGAACCTGATGTTGCGAACATCAGACGGACACATTTTTGATGCGGTAAGGCATCTTGATGATCCAAAGCTGAGGATTAATTCGGATCACCGAGAAAATGGTGCTTGGGATTATACTGACCACTACAAGAAAGAGCGGGATGCCCGGGAAGACTTAGGGAATCGCTTGGTACGGCTTGAGGACTTGATTGACAGCCAGAAGGGGACCGGCTCCTATCGGTCATTGCGGCAGAAGGCCATCGACCTTGGCATCGAGTTCAAGGGAAATCCAAAGCGCAGCTGGCTGGAAGATAAAGTTTCTGCTGGTTCAGAGGAGAACTAAATGGCACTCGAAATGTCCGATTCTTCCCACCCAATGAACGCAATATGCGCTCAGTGGATGCAGAAGATCAAGGATGCCAAGAAGCAGAAGGAAGAGCGCTTCGGCAAGTATGCTACCGAGGCGATGAAGTTCTTCGATGGTGCGCATGACTGGATGTGGAAGGGCGAATACGCGAAGGCCCCGGGGGGCTTTCTGGACAAGGAGGTTCAGGGAGCCATGCCCAACTTCCGCATGACAGTCAACCGTGTGTTTGAGGCAGTGGCCCTCTTTGGCCCGGTTCTCTACCACCGCAATCCACGGCTCATGGTGTCTCCCCGGGTTCCCCCCGTCATCACGCCTGAGGCGATTGGATTAGATCCAAGCAATCCTCAGCACGGCCAGTATTGGCAGGAATATCTGATGGAGCAGAAGGAGGAATCTGAAACCAAGCGAAGCCACGCCAGCCTCAAGGAGCATTATCTTAACTGGCTCCAGCACGAGACTGACAAGAAATCTCAGGTGCGGCTTGCCATCAACGAGGCGATCATCAAGGGGATGAGCCTGCTGTGGACAGAGATGTATCAGCCCAAGGGGTCACGTTTCCGTTACCCCAAGAGTTACTACGTGTCTGTGGACGATCTTGTTCTTGATCCTGATGCCGAATACTGGGAGGACATCCAGTGGATAGCCCGCAAGGTGGTGCATCCTGTCTGGCAGGTTGAGCGGATCTTTGGTCTGGAGGGCAAGGTCAAGGGAACGTTGGAGTCTCTTGGGAGCCAAGGTGCTACTTATGCCAGAGGGCGCACGAAGTCCAGCGGCGAGAAGCGGAAGGGCAAGACTTTTGACCTTCTGGAATACTGGCAGGTCTTTTCCAAGGCAGGGTTTGGCGACCGCCTGACCGACCGGGATGGCCGGGACAACAAGAACACCTATGACTGGGCACAGCTGGGGGATTTCTGTTATCTGGCCATATCCGAGGACATCCCATTCCCCCTGAACCTCCCCTCAGAGAGCTTGGAAAAGGACGACTTTGAGACAGTATTCAGCAAAGTCCAATGGCCTATCCCTTACTGGACAGACGGTGGATGGCCATTCAGCAGGCTCCATTTCTATGACAAGCCGAAAGAGGTCTGGCCGATATCACTGATAAAGCCCGCCATTGGCGAGTTACGCTTCGTAAACTGGTGTATGTCCTTCCTCGCGGACAAAGTTGCAGCCGCCAGTACGACGTATGTAGCGATAGCCAAGGCGGCTGGCGCAGAGATCCAAGACCAGATCAAGAGCGGCCTTGGTCCTTACACTCACATAGAGATCAGTGAGATATTTGGCCGTAGCGTGAAGGATGTGGTGTCCTTCCTTGATGCCCCCACTTTTAACGTGGAAATCTGGAATATGGTCCGGCAGGTGCTGGACATGATTGACAAGCGTACCGGCCTCACAGAGCTTGTCTACGGCCTCTCAGGGCCTACACAGATGCGTAGTGCCACAGAGGCCGAAGTACGCAGCAACAACGTTAGCGTGCGTCCTGATGAGATGTCGAGCCGTGTAGAGGATTGGCTGAGTCAATGTGCCATGAAGGAGATCGAGGCAGCCGAGTGGATATTGTCCGGCGAAGAGGTAGAGCCTGTTCTTGGGAAGATGGGTGCTCATATCTGGGACAATCAGATCAGGACACAGGACTTTGAGAACACGATCCGGGACTTTGATTATCGGGTGGAAGCGGGTACAGCCCGGAAGCCCAACAAGGTGAACAAGGTTCGCCAGCTGAACGAGTTCGCCCAGATCGCCATGCCGACGCTTCAGCAGTTTGCGATGCAGGGTATGATGGAGCCATACAACGCCCTGATTGAGGACTGGGCAAAGGCCAACGATCTTGATGCGTCCCGGTATAAGGTACAGCCACCTCCACCTCCACCGCAGAAACAGGGTCCCTCCCCGGAGGAGATTGAGGCCCAGATGAAGCAGCAGGAAATGCAGATGGAAATGCAGCTCAAGCAGATGGACATGCAGGAGAAGCAGATGGATATGCAGATGAAGCAATCTGAATCTCAGATGCGTCAGTCAGACCTGCAATCAGACTCCGTAGCCCATCAGCAGGAGGTCCAGCAGGACGCCGAGAAGCATGACCAAGAGATCAAGCAGGCCGACGAGAAGCATCAGCTTGAGATGAAGTTCATGCGTGATAAAAGCACAGAGGAGAAGAAATAATGGCTAAACGACGACGCACCCGGGAACAGGAGATGTATGACGCATGGGTAGCGGAGCGTACGCGCCGCCAGCGGAGAGGCGAAAATCCCGGCCAAGATCCGGGCCGAGAGCAATTTGCCGAACATAGGCGCACCACCGGCAACCCCTATCCTTGGCAGGAACTTGAAGACGCAAGAGATGCAACCGAGCGAGCGCGGGAGGCCGAGCAAAGACACCGAGAATTTCCGGGGCCGGGTCAAAGAGGCACCCCCGGCCTCTCACCATCTGTTTCCCCTCCACCTCCAACAGGCGGCAACTGGGCAGCCAACCCCGGCAGCAACTGGACGCCGCTTGGTGATGAGTTCCTTCCTCGCCAAGTTATGGATGACCCCTTTTGGTCACCAAACGAGCCTAGAGCGATGCCCCCCCTGCCAAAAATCCCTCTAATTCCGGGCTGGCAGCGTCGGCAAATACCGGTCCCGCCACCAAAACCAAAACCAAAACCACCGCCACCGGGATTCAATCCCTAGCAGGAGGAACAACAATGGCATATGGAGATCAAGTATCGCGTCCGCAGCAGGATCCAAGCAGCGGCAGCCTGCTGCCACCGGCGAAGAATCCACCACCAGCTCAAGATCCCAACGAGGAGTGGCTGGATAAGTATTTTCGGGAAAAATCGGGAATTAGTCCCGGCACCACAACCGGGCCTAATCCACCTCAGCCAGCTAGTCCGGAAGATTTGATTCGACAGAATCAGAATCTTCCACGGATGCCGCTGCCGCCCCCAAGTATATTGATGGATGAGGAGGGGCGCAGATTTCCTGAGTTTGATATGCCAACTCAGGAGGATATGAATGCAGGATATATGCAAGATATGGCCAGTCGGATGGCACCCGAGGATTGGCCCCCTTCCGAATATGGGGAAGTGACAAGCCCGTTTCCGGGTAATCAGAACCTTCCGGGTAACTGGTGGAGCAATCCCCCCACACCGGAGTCGCTGCCGCAAATGCCGCTACCCCCTCCAAATCCTCTTGAAAGGAATCTTTATCGGGGGCTGATGCCACCAGAAACTCGCATTTGGCAGGATAAGCCTTGGACATAGGAGAAAGAACAATTCCAGATCCACACCTAGACAGACATCGGGCCGAATGCAAGCGACTGGGCTGTGTTGAGTTCTTTGATCACTTGATCGAGGAGGGCAACAACTCCGGCTTCGCTGCGATGCTGGCTCAACGCCGTCCACCGGGCGCACTAGGCACGGACAGGGCCTTTTTAGAGGGATCTCACCACTGGGCTGACAAGCTGTGGTCAAACAACGCCACGGACATCCACGCTATAGCCAAGAAAGCCGGTATTTCTACTCAGGGAAAGGTCTACAAGGGCGGTCTAGGGCATCCAAACGACCACATGGCGTGGGTATCGGGCCGAGACGACGTAATTGCAGCCTGCAAGGCCAAGGGCCTCTCAAGCACAGGATCAGTGAACTATCAGGCCCCAGAGCAAAAGCCCAAGAGAAAAGCCTTGGCTGAGGACATACGTGACGGGTATGTTAGAGGGATATTAGCGACGGAACCCAAGACTCGTGAGAAGGTTAAGAAGAATCCCAAGGCTATCAGGGAAGTCCAAGAGCGAGTCGTTGCCAAACACGGCAAGAAGGGAAGGGAATAATGTCGCAACATCCAATGGGGCCACGACCACCGACTCCAGTACCACCTGCTGCTCCATTTTTCAGCTTTCCAGCCGGGACTGGAGCAGCCACTTTTCGGGGACCGAATCCCGACTTACCTCCTACGGGTCCCCTCGGTCCTCCGCGCCATATCCCCCAGCATGAGATAACGACTCAACAGATTTTACAGGCGCGACTACAAGCAGGCGGGTTACCCAACCCGGCCCAAGTGTCAAGGTATCCCTCCCCTTCGCCACCCCTGCCGCCCCTGCCGCCTGCTACTCCTCCACAGATGCCTTCACAGCCCCCTCCCTTTTATTACCAAGAGCCACCTCCGCCAGTGGCACCAATAAACCTTCCGGGGAGCTGGCCTGCAAGAAGTGTTCAAGGGCTGTCCCGGCTGAGTTCTGATCAATCAGCGCATACCCCTCGGCGTCCGCCTCCGCAGCCTTTCGATCCGACTAATCCGGCTGATCTGGATAGGTTATTTGACCAACTTGATAGGGAGCCACCACCACGGGGTGGGTATTTTGAAGATCCATGGCCATAGGTGTACCGGGACCGCAAAATTAGAGGAACATTGTACTAGGAAAGGAAGCGAATAATGTCACAGTTTCCAATGGGACCAAACTACGGCCCTCCCGGCGGCCAGACGCCGCAGCGACCACCACTACCGGCGAATGTTCCCCCTCCACCTCCACCTAGTGGCATCCGGCCCGGCACCGCCGGGAGTTTTCCTCCTCGCCCGGTTCCAATGGGACCAATCTCCGGGACTCTCGGTGGCCAGACGCGCTTGCCCCCTGCGGTGAACCAGACTCTCCAAAACATAGGTCGGTATTTGCCACCAGATCCTGCACTTGCTGGGACGCTACCGCCGACGCATCCTTTAAATCCTTACCAGTCGCTTTACGCACCGCCTTTAAGTCCGGCCAGTAGGGTGCCACTTGATGCTGCACTCCAACGTACGCCTCAGGAAGTGGAGCGGCGTCTTCTCGATGACGTGCGGGGTGGTATGCCATATGCGTTACCTCCGCCGATGAACTTTGGGGTGACATCACCACAGTCATCGACAGTCTTGAATCCAAATGTGGTGCCCCAGCACCGTTTAACGACGCAGGAGGTACTGAGGCAAAACGAACTTAGAAGGCAAAATGAACTAATGCAAAGGGGGCTTCCTCCCGGCGGTCCACCCCCCGGTGGCCCACGATAATTGAATGAGGAAATAGAAAGTGGCTGATCCTTATCATTCTCGTGGTCGCCCCTATGTCAGTAATATGGGCCAATTAAAATTCAAAACACCAGCGTTTGGATTTTTGGAGAAGCTGAGTGAAGGTTTTTTGGGGCCGGGGGTTGAGGTTAAGAGGCAGATAGAGGGAGAAAATCTGGATCGCTTGTTGAACCCGGTTAAACCCGACATAAATCCGTCTTCACCAAGGGACATAGCTAAATACAACAAACAAAAGATTGTTGAGGAACACTTGCGCAGGATGTTTGCAGCGGACAGACGCCTTGAGGAAAAGAAGAAGCTGCATCCGAGCAAGCGAACAGTCCCGCGCCAGAGAAAGGATGAGCTGCCGATCAGGGGAGTGCTGGCCGTGCCAACAGAAAAACCACAACCATTAGAGGTATCTATACCCAGAGAGAGAGAAACAAAGCCAAAGCAGGACGTGTTGGAAATTCCAAAAGAAATGCAACCAGCCCAAGAGGACATTACTATTCGAGCTTCCAAGTTTGTAGTGAGGTGATAATGCCAGTCGGAATACCACCAATTATGGGTGCAGGAATTGGGCCTTTGGGATTAGGGCCGCAACATGAGGAACTTATCAGGCAGGCGCAGGCGGCAGATCAAGCTAAAAGGTTGGAACTTGAAGAATTTTATCGCCCAGAGGTAGCTGGCTGGGAGAGGGGAGAGGATGAGTTTGACAGAGCAAGAGGGCTTCCACCCAGACAGGACATTACGGAAATTTCAAAACCGTTGGTGACTCCGGGGCGACAAAATCCGAATGAGATTATAACGCCTTTTAATCCACCATTTACCCCTGCTCCGCCACCCTACGGATTGTTTCAGCCGCTTGGAAGCCGACGACCACCACAACCACAGGGATAGGATTACATAATGCCACGATTAGTGATTGATGTCGGACCCGGTGACCCAGCGAGGGCGACAGCTCACCAGATGAAAGATGGTTTTATGGAGCGTGGCCTGAAAGCACACATTGAGGGAGGGGAAGATGAAACTCGGATTGTCGTCGAATTTCCTTATGATAGGGAGGGACGCGAGAGTGCCATAGCCCTTAAAATGAAGCTAACCGAGGCTGGCCTTGATGCTCGCCTAGAGACGACGGGTCAATACGACGAAGAAACCAGCGAAGAAACCAGCGAAGAAACCGGCGGGGAATACACTGTTTAGGGAGAAATACGATGCCAGCTTTTTCAGATATGATGGGTGATGCGCAGGGCGGTCCACAGCCAGTGCCTCCGGACACGCTAATGGGGCGATTAAAGGAAAAAAGGGGAATGCGTCAGGAGCGCCGGGGCCTCCGCAAAGCCAGACCCGAGAGCGCGTCCCAGAGTGATGCTGTGGGGGAGAGAAGTTCCCCGCAAATGGAGATGATGAACAAACGGCTCGATGAGTTGGTCGGCAAGATAGACATACTGACCGAAATTATATCTAAGCCTCCCCCGGGTCCGGGTCTTCCCCCGGGACTTCCCATGGTCGGCGGTCCTCCCGGCCCCGGTGGTCCTCCCGGAATGCCTCCCGGTGGTCCTCCCGGAATGCCTCCCGGTGGTCCTCCCGGAATGCCTCCCGGTGGTCCTCCCGGCCCCGGGGGCCCCGGTGGCCCCGGCGGACCTCCTCCCAGCATGATGGCTGGCGGCCCTCCCGGCGGCCCACCTCCGGGTATGGGAATGAGGCCCGGGATGCCTCAGCGACCGTTTGGGCCGGGTCAACCGGGTCCACCACGAGGCCCCAGACCAGCATAAGGGGTAACTCATGGCCGTTGATGATGGTGTCTTAACCTTCCACGATATGTTGGACTACATCACCGCCTTAACGGACGGTGGTGCGAGGACAAAGGATCTGCGCCTCCACAAGGAGGCCATCCTTGGTGCCTACCGTGACATTACCATGTGCCATGAGTGGGACTACTACATGAAAGAGGGCCGGATTAACCTCGTGGCTAATCAGACCTCTAGCACCATAGCCTATGATCACACGGGTGGTGCCAACGAGCGTCAGGTCACGCTTGCCTCTGGAACGTGGCCGGGGTGGGCCAAGTATGGGCGGATTCGATTTAATGACGTGGTCTATCCCGTTGAAAGCAAGGTATCGGGCTCTGATGTCCTCCTCACTTTGGATGAGGATCTTAACCCCGGGGCTGACGTGGCGGCCTTGACTACCTACGACCTGTATCGCTCCGTTTATTCTCTCCCCACTGATTTATGGCGTTTATATGATGTGGCCGTAGAGAAATCCCACTGGATTACCTACTACCTGACGCCCACAGAGTGGCTCCAAAGGGAGCGATTCCATCAAGTTAGCGGGCAGACGTGGGCGTGGACGATAATGAAGGACCCGGACAACGACAATAGGTTTGCATTGTGGGTTGATCCTGCTCCCAGTACGGCAGAGCCTCTGGGCTTTATTTACCGTAGTCGACCCCGAATCCTGCGGTGGGCTGGAACAGAGACGGAGGCGAGAACCTATACGTTCGGGTCGAGGTCTATAGGTAATGACACATTGGTGACAAGCACGGCCCTGCCAGCCAGTATGGTTGGTTCTGTCGTTCGTCTGGCGAACAGCACGACCACGCATCCCACCGGTCTTGCTGGTTCATCCCCTTATGCGGAGCATTTCAAGATAGCGTCTCTCTCTGGAACCACCGTGAACATTGACGGGTCTTTGGTGCAGGCATACGCAGACTCCACCAACAAACTTGTCGTATCTGACCCCATCGACATGAACGAGACAATGCTAGAGGCATTCAAGGCACAGGTGGAATATCGCCTGAGTCGATTTGCCAACGATTTACAGGACATGACGGCTTCCAAGGGCGTGGCTGAGATGGAACTTCGGCGGTCCCTTGAGGCTGAGTCACGAGTAGCTTCATTCGGAGGTGCCCGAAGCTCTCGGTATGATTACCTATTCAGTCACCTTCAAAATGTCATTACTTCGGATTCTGGCTAATGCCACGGATTAGCAACTTTCTTGGTCAAGTCAGCGATGCTGACACCGACGATCTGCCAGCTGGTGCCGCACAGAAACAGAAGAATGTGAGCACAACCACGGCGGGTGAGCTACGGGTACGTGGTGGCATACGGCCCCAGACGCTCACCACCACGACGATATCCGCTTCTGCCTATCACACCTTCCAGAAGCTGTGTTACTGCAAGACCCGCTCCGGCGACCTGATTGCGGTAAACGGGATTGACCGTGGATTCCGCTGGGACGGCGTGACTACCACGGTTGAGTCTCTGGGGATCACTGCCCCAGCCGCAGCCCCGACGATTACCCGTGCTGAACTTGGTGCCAGCGACAAGGGCGACGGGATTGATGCCATTGCCGACAACAGTGGGCTGTACCAGATCACAAGTGATGCCTCCCACGGCCTTTCTAATGGCGACAAGGTGCGGATTGGCAATGTTGTTGGGTCAGGGGCAATGGCTAACGACCTGAATAATCAGGAATTCACAATAGAGAGCGCATCGGGGTCTGTCTTTAGTCTGACAAGCACCACATTTGACGGGACGTATGACAGCGGGAAGACTGGCACGTGGTCAAAATCATCAGATGTCTCTGATGCCTCGGCGGACGGGTATGGTGCAACTGCCGGTGATTACGTGTTTGGGTATCGCTACATTGACGACACGGCAACTGCCGTTCCTTCCAGCATGTCTGCCTTAACGACTGTCACGGCACTGACCAGCGATCAATTCACATGGGGAGGTCTTTCCTCAACCACGGAAGCACGCGCCCAGAACAAGGTGGAGCTGTGGAGAGGCACGTCAGGGGTGAGTAATGTGCTTTATAAGGTGGAGACTCTGGCCTATGGATCCATTGGAAGCGGGTTTGTTGACCAATTGGATGATGCCACGCTGAATGAGAGTGCGGCTACTGATGCGATCCTGATTCTTACCAACCCGCCCATAGACAACAGCCTCGTAGCCCGACGCTTTGAGCCACCGCCGGATGACCGACCCGTTGTTGTCCAGTATCAGGACAGATACTTCTATCTGGGAACAGTCAAGTACAACCGGTCCACAGTCACCACGAATGGCAGCACAACGGTGCAGGGGGAAAGCGGTGAGACGGACTGGGTGTCCACAATGGCGGGCCGATATATCGACATAGACGGCGAACCGGCTCCCATTGAAATCGCGTCGGTTACTGATGGAGATACCCTCGTATTGGTCACGGCTGCCCAAACCAGTGCCAGTGACAAGAATTATGTCATTTACCCGGAGGCCAGCAACAGTCGTCAGGTGGATTTCAGTGAGCCAGACCAGCCTGAGAGCGTTCCGGTGGTGAATGTATTCACTGTGCAGGAGCAGGCCGGTGATGACGATGACATTGTGGGGGCCATGACGCTCGGATCGAGCCTCTTTCTCTTGGGAAACCGCCATAAATACTCATTCAGCTTCACTCGCAAGCCCCTCAAGGATGGGACTGTCCGGTATGTAGAGGATCGGGGTGTTTTCAACCACGATTGCTGGGACGTGTACGAAAACAAGGCTTACATGATGGACGACACTGGCCCATACATTTTCACAGGAGGCGCATCACAGCCAATCGGGTCAGCAATCAAGGACTTGTGGCGAAAGGACGGGACAGGGGACACGATTGACTTTGCCAAGACAGCCTCTTTTCACGTAAAAGTGGACAGGGCCAAGGCGAGGGCCTACTTTTTCGTCTGCTTTACTGGTGATTCCGGTACTCAGCCCACCCGGGCACTGGTTTACAACATCCGTCGCCAGTCATGGGACGTTTATCACTACCCACAGAAGATCGGGGCGGCGGCTACGGTGCAGTCAAGCGGTGAAACCCGCTTTCTCTTGGGTTCAGAGTCGGCTGCTGTCCACATGGCAGACGCTGGCAACGCGGATATCCTCTCTGCTGAAGTGACTGGCACGGCCACAGCCGGATCAACTACGACATTGACCGATTCCGGGGCTAGTTTTGCTACCGCTGTCGTAGGTGCCCCAATCTACATCTATGAAGGGACAGGAAAGGGGCAGATTCGCACCATAACTGCCAGAACCGGCACACAGGTGACCGTGGCCACGTGGACTGCTCCGGACACCACCAGCAAGTACATTATCGGTGCAATTGAGTGGAACTGGAAAAGCACCAGCTTTGGTTTCCCTCAGGACGGGGTTCGGCACGAGCGCCGGGTGGGATTAAAGTTCACACCCACTACAGGCGACCAGAGAATCGACTTGAGGCTGTATTTCAACGGCAGTTCCACTGTCCACACCTTTGAGACGGGGCAAGTGCTAGGAGATGCGGTAGAAATTCAGGAAGACAACAAATCAGACGTGGTGTTCTTCATGAAGATTGAACGCAGCGCAATGGAAGACTCCTCTGGGGCCGAAGCATTCCGATTTGACGGCACATACAGCCGGTTAGCCCATGGTGACCACAAGGTAGCCATAGAGCTTCGCGGGTACGCGGGTGACGAAGTGCAAAAAATACAGCAGTTAGACATTGAGGGGGTTGAGGGGAAAAACTAGTGTTTTCAAGGGCAGCGGGACAATTCGACAGGCTCATTGATGCTGGCATGACGCCGGATCAGGTCGATATCTTCCGTTCGATTTTCTCGAACCCGGATATGGAGCTGGAGCATGACGGAATAGTTACCTTCAATGGGCCTGTCGTTTCTCCTACCGTACAAGCGGGCCGCTGGGCGGTAGCACAGCACAATTGGAATTACAACTCGGACAAAAGTTACCCTTTCACCTATCCGAGCGACGGTGGCGGCATGGCCTTGGTGACTTGCAAGGAAGCCGACGATTACAAGGGTAATGGAACCACGGGGAGGAGCGATATCACGATATATCTTCCAGTGACCCCGGGGGACGACCCGAATGTGGTCCGCAATGACGTTATCCCCTTCTTTGAGATGGGTGACGGGATATTCATGGCCCCCGGCTTTGGTGACGACAGGGTTGGCACGATTCGTCAGGATATTAACGGTGACAGCGGCATCAGCGGCTGGGGCGTGATGAACGGCACAGCCAACGCGAAAGCCAACGGTGGCACGGCCTTAGATATTGCCACAAGTGGCAACTTTTTGCGACAATGGCCAGCAGTAGGCAACAACAAGGCAACTGGCGGGGCGGCCACAGACAGCGTGACGGTTGGCACGCATAGCGGTTCGGCCATTGATTCAGCTATTACAATAGGTAACCACAGTGCAGGAAACACTGGAAACACGACAATAGACGAAGCAGTTCCTCACCTCCACAATCTGGATAATACCGGCACATTTCAGGAGGGAACGGGAACTGTGTTGAATTTTGTTAGCGGCAACATAACTGGTCTACCACAATCCGACTTGGCTCACTCGGCCCACAACCATACAACACCAGCACTTTCACACTCAGTAACCGGGAGCAGTGCTTTATCCCACAGTGCAGTTTCCGTGGACACAATACCGCCCTTTATGTACGCAGGGTTTTTAGAGAGACTAAACAACTCTCGCACGGGGTTAGGACTTTAGGAGATGAACCATGGCAATTGATCCAGTTGGCGCACTAGATGCGGCAGGCGACGATATCTTCAATCTGAATCCACTTTACGAGTGGATTGTCAGGGACGGCCAATGGGTTCTTATCGACAGGAACTCCGAAGTCGATCATACCGGCAAACATGCGGCGTTAGATTATGATGCTGAAGTTGCCAGATGGGTGGGCGACCCCGGGTTGGGTCCGGCTCCGATGCCGCAAGATCCGCCCGGCGGTGCCGGTGGTGGTGATGGTGGTGGTGGTATTGGAGACTTCTTCAAAAATCTTTTCGGCGGGCCGGACGATGAAGGCCCCGACAACTTCTTCATGCGACCTAATCCCAACTGGATTCTTGGGTCAGCAGGTCCGGGGCCATTTGCCCTGATGGCACCGTGGGCGGCGTGGAATGCCTTACCCAACATGATTGCCGATCTGCACAAGACGATGGATTACTGGCTCACGAGGAACCAGCAGGCATCCCTGCACAAGTCTGACATGCTGACGTTTCTGAGGGCAATGGGAATGGCCACCGGCTATGCGGTCGATGCGCAGGGTAATGTCACTCCTCTTCCCCCCGGAGGCTCTGGCGGTGGTGGCGGCGGCGGCGGCGGTGGCGGCGGCGGAGGAGGCGGTACTGGAGGCAGCCAATACTATGGCGGAATAGGCCCCAGTAAACTTAGGAACATCACCGCAGTTGGCTCGGATAGAGATCCAGTGTCAGCGGCATATACTTCTTATGGAATGGATTTGGAAACCCCCTTAGAGGGAACACCGGTTACTGCGAGTGCCGATGCAATAAGCACTCTTCTTTCCCCCGGTGGCGGTACGGGCAATCCAGTGCTGGATGATATTGTCAATCAGGGTTTAGTGGCTTCCGGCAATCAGTCCTTCACTGGTGGTCTTGCTCCGACCATATACCGTGGCGGTGCTCAGATGGGTGCAGAGCGGGACAAGTCGCTTGCTGATCAGACAATTGGCTTAGGCCAAGCTGCTGCTGGCTTGGGCGAGCGTGCTGACGAACTGGGCCTTGCAGGTTACCAGACGGAATTCATGCGGAAATCCCCGCTGGCTGCGAGTCTTATGAACCTTCACCGGCAACTGGTCAGCTAACAGGAGCCTGCAATGGCGAATCACCCTCAAACTACAGCAGGGCAGTGGCGATGGCATCTTCAAGGAGGGCCGCCGCCAAAATATCTACAGCAGGACCTTAGCCGATGGCAGGGCAGGCAGGGCGACCCCAATGCTCCGGGCGCGAACAAATTTCAGCTTGCCGGGCAGCCAGCAATGAACGTGCCGGGTCAGTCCATGGGCAGCGGTCCCCCTCAGGGGATGAATATGGCCCAGCCGAACTTGAATCAGCCGGGTATAAATGTTGGCGGAGCTGGATGGAATTTACCTCAAGAGCCACCAATGAACGTGCCCGGGCAGCCCGCCCGCTCCTCGGCTGTTGCTCTTGGTAATGGTCAGCCCGGAGCACCAAGCCCGACAGCAACGCAGGTGGGTCGCCCCAACACCCCGGCAAACGTGCCAGTGAAGCCGATGGGCATGGACCCTAATGCGATGGCTAACATGGGATCAACCATGCCAGCAGCGGACTGGGCAGGCTATGAGCAAACCGGGATTGATCAGGGTTGGCCAGCGGCAAACGAAACGTACAGCCCGCCGGGCACTGTATATACGCCCGGCGGCGACACTTCGCAGCCCGCTGGCGAGGAGGTGCTTTTCCCGGATGGTTCGGACGTTCCCGGCGGTGGGCAAGTAAATCCTGATGCGCCGGGCACTGTATATACGCCCGGCGGCGACACTTCGCAGCCCGCTGGCGAGGAGGTGCTTTTCCCGGATGGTTCGGACGTTCCCGGCGGTGGGGAACAAGTAAATCC